GGTGACGAGGTAAATCGATGAGTGTATTTCCGCCGGAATTGCAGGTTAAGCAGTTTGTCGCTGAAGTTAACGGGTCGCACGGTTTCCGCTGGCGCGTATTCACCACCGGGTCGGACCGGCACTACCTGTTCAGTTGCGTGCAGAACCCGGCCTTTTGCGTCCCGGTGGAAAAGGCCCGCCTGCAGCCGGATGTCCGCAGCGCCCTGGCTCACGGGGTAGGCCATGCCGGCTGAGCTGCGCTACCTGGTCGCCGTCATCGCTTGCCCCGGACGGCTGGGCTGGACGTGCGGCACCGAATTCGAGGGCACCTGGGAAGAGCCCCAGGACCCGGAAGAGGAGTCCCCTGCGGACTCAATGCAGTTGTGCCCGGACTGCGGGCACGTCTTTACGGCCGGATGGCCGGGCTTCTCGTTTCACACCGAGGCGGGATAGCCGTAGCAGTAACCCGAGGAACCATTCTCTGAAAAACAACGGACGGGAGACATCGGATGGGGAACAACAGCAGGAGAGCGGTGGTCGCCGCCCTGGTCCTTGTGCCGGTTGCCGTGCTCAGCGCGTGCGGCGGCAACAAGGGCACGGACGCAGCCAGGGCATCAGCCCTGGCTAGCGGGTCGGCTGCCGCCGCGGCCAAGGCTAACCTGGCCGTCATTTCCGTTAAGTGCGGGACGGCGACTGCCGCCGGGCAGCTTGCTGCGGTCAAGGATCTGGGCTCTGAGGCCGGCCGCCAGGCCCTGTGGGCCAAGTGCGGCGTGCCGAAGGCCAAGCGCCCGGTCGTGGAGACCCAGGCGCTGGCGGCGTTTGAGAAGGCGCACATAGTGTCCGGCGGCCATGCGGCCCGGGTGGCCTACTTCGGGGTCACCCTGCCGAAGATCATCGAAGCGAACGAGTCGTGAGCACCGTCGAGACCCCGGCCCCGGAGCGCTCTAGCCGGTTCCGTGCCCCGCACTGGCTCAACCCGGTTCACTGGCACCGCAGGGTGCAGGACGGCATCACCGGCACGCGCGACGCGCTGGCTGACTCGCAGGCCCTGCTGCTGAGCGGCGAGGAGGTCCAGCTCCGCTTCGTGCAGTCGCTGTACTGGTCGCTTTTTGTCGGCCTCGTGCTCGCCCAGTTCGTCTTCGGGCTCTACGACGGCATCTTGCAGGTTCACTGGTACATCCACATCGGGTCGTTCTACCAGAACCTCTTCTACCTCAAGCCCGCCTGGGACAGGGACTGCTTCGGCCTGGTGCACTCGGGGAACTGGCCGCAGTACCGGCACCTGGCGTTCCGCGACGTGGCCGGCCCGGCACTGGCCACCATGGGCATCGCGACGCTGCTGGCCAAGCCGTACAAGGGCAAGCCCGTGCGCACGGCTCGCATCGTGACCGCGCCGTTGGTCATCATCGTGCTGACGTTCGCTCTCGGCGTCCTCGGGGTCTACCTGGCGTTCTTCGGCCTGCCGGACGCCTGGCACCACGCGTTCGGGGCCTACACGCTGCCCGGCACCAAGTGGCTCGGCCGCCTGAGCGCTGCCAACTTCATCATCGCCTTCGTCATCACCAAGGTCTTGCACAGGTACTGGTGGCCCGTGGGGGCCACGCTGCAGGGCCTTGGCCTGGACCGCTCGGTGGACAGCTGGCAGGGCAAGATCTCCAGGGCGGGAATGAGCCTGGACGCCGCGATCCGCTACAGCAACGCGGGCCTGCGCATCCTGCCGTCCTGGCAGCGCCGTCCCGTCGCGCCGCCGGTGCTGCGCGAGCGGTGGGCGTCGATGTGGCGGGCCAACAAGTCGGTCCGCATCGGGAAGGGCCGGCTCGGGGTCTACCTCGCCGTGGTGGTGTTCGTCGTCCTGGTCGCGGCGCTCGGCGCGGTCGGGCACTACGTCGCCGGCCACGGCATCGCGGTGCCTTACTTGTTCCCGGGAGCCTGAGTGGGCTTCTGGGACCTGAAGACCCGGCTGGCGCAAGCTGGCCGGGTCTCCCTCTGGTTCGAGCCGAGGGACCTGTGGGCCGGCTACTTCCACGGCAAGGACGCGAGTTACCTGGTTATAGTTCCGATGTTCCCGGTCCGTATCACCAGGCATGCTTAACCGCATCGAGGTCCGCAACTTCCAGAGCCTGCGCAGCGCGGACATCCCGCTGGGCATGTTCACGGTCATCACTGGGCCGACTGGCTCGGGCAAGAGCGCGCTGTTCCGCGCGATGATGACCCTCGCCCGCAACACGCGCGGGACCGCCAACATCATCAGCCACGGCCAGACGTCGTGCTCGGTGACCACCGGGGACGGCCGGTGGATCGCCCGCCTTACCCGGTCGTCCGCACGCGGCGGGAAGAACGAGTACCGGGTGGCCCGGCTGGTGCCGACGCCCAAGCCGGGTGGCGAGGGCTGGACTGCGTGCACGTACACCAAGCTGAACGGCCAGGTCCCGCCGCAGGTGGAAGACCTGCTGAAGCTGTCCGAGCTGAACTTCGCCCGGCAAATCCCGCAGGTCCCGTACCTGCTGAGCCTGCCCGGCACGGAGATTGCGCGGCGGCTGGGTGATTTGACGAACGTTTCCCTGGTTCTCGGGGCCGCCGCCGAGGCCGGACGCCTCCGCAAGCAGGCTCAGCGCGAGCTTGACGCCGCCCGCGCGCGGCGCGAGGCCCTGATGGCGGAAGCGCAGGAGTTCGCGGGCATCAAGGAGCGCCGTGCGGCCTGCACAGCGGCCGAGGAGGCCCTGGCGGCGGCGCAGGCCGCGGCTGCGTCGGCTGAGCGGCTGCGCGCCCTGACGGGCCGCCTGGAGGCTGCTGAGCTTGCCGCTGCCGCCGCCCGTGCCGAGGCTGCCTGCCAGGCCCCGCCGTCCCTGGAGCACCTGGAGAAGCTGGCTGCCGCGGTCAGCCGGCTGCGCGAGCTAGCCGGCGACCTGGAGGCCGGGGAGTCCGAGGCCGTGGAGCTGAGCGGCCAGGCCCGCCAGGCTCAGGAGGACGAGGTGGCCGCACTGGCGGCGCTGCACAAGGCGCTGGCCGATGCCGGGCAGTGCCCGACGTGCGGGCAGCCTTTCGCCTAGCTCCCGATACCTCCTGCCGAGGCGACAGGCAGGAGGCCGGGATGTCCAACGCGGTCGGAGAGGACCGGAGCAGCTTCCAGCCGGTCAGTTCCTGGGGCAGCGACATGTTCGCGTTCGCCAAGGCGACCGAGGGAACCGGCTGGTCGGACCCGACGTTCGCGCAGAACTGGGCGAACGCGGCAGCCGAGCGCAAGGTGCGCGGGGCTTACCACTTCTTCCACCCGGCTGATAGCGCGGCTGCGCAGGTGCAGTTCTTCACGGCGACGGTCAAGGCACACGGCCTGCGGGCCGAGGACGTGCTTATCGCGGACGTGGAGATCACTGTCGGCGACGACGGCAGGGAGAGCTACGGCACCGAGAGAGCCGCCCGGCGCTCGCACGAGGGGCGGAAGGCGCTCGCGCCGGGGTTCACCGCCGGCGCGGTGGGCGACGGGGCACTGCAGTTCCTGCAGGACGTCCAGGCCGCGGCCGGCCCGGCGTGCAAGGTGCTGCTCTACAGCAGCCTGTTCATGGCGCAGAACCAGCTCGCCCAGTGCTCGGGCTACCCGCTGTTCCTGGCCTACTACGCAGGCAGCCCGCCGCGCAGCGTGGCTCCGTGGAGGTCATGGACCTTCTGGCAGAACGGGGCCACGGGCGCGGGCGGCGGCGACCTCGACTACTTCAACGGGACGGAGGCCGCGCTGGTTCAGTGGGCCAACCCCGCGCCAGCCCCGCTGCCGCCGGACTGGACTTACCCGCCGGTGCGCTCGCTGACGGCGGCGGGCGGCCAGACCAGCGTGAAGCTGGAGTGGACCGCGCCCGCGCCGGTGCCCGGCCAGCAGCCGATGCCCGGCATCGCGCAGTACGAGGTGGCCATCGTCAGGGGCCCGTTGCTGAGCGGGCCGGACGTGGCGTCCTACCCGCGCTTCGTGGCCAAGGGCGTCAACCCCGAGGTGTGGCAGGGCGGCTCGCTCGCCCGCGGGACGCAGTACACCGCCGGGGTGCGGGCCATCGCCCCTGACGGCGGGCACGCGGGCGGCTGGGCGTCGGTGACGTTCAGCACCACCTGACGTGTAATAGGGGCATGGGAAGAGCAGGTAACAACGTCCGGGCGACCGGGGGCGGGCCGCGCCGCCGCCGCGTTGTCAGCATTGTCGGGAACCCGGACGGCAACCGCGCTGAGCGCCGGGTGGCCGCGAAGATCGCCCGCATGAGCCCGGAGAAGCAGGCGAAGCTGCCCCGGGCCCAGTTCTCGTCAGCCGGCCGGTGGTTCCAGGCACCGCAGAAGCCGAACGGCGGTTAGCCGTATCAGTCTGTGTGGCCAAATACCTGTGCGTCAACGACATCCATGCCACCAGGCGACCGCCGAGCAGCTGCACGGACCTCTACTGGCCCGACCTGCTTGTTCTGCTGTACCAGACGTGCGAGCTGGCCCGGCAGCGGGATGTCGACGGGGTGGTGTGGGCCGGCGACGTCTTCCATCACAAGGCCCCTTCGCGCACCGACCACGGCCTGATGCAGGAGCTTATCGGGGTGGTCCAGGGTTACCCGTGCCCGCTGTGGATCGTGCCGGGTAACCATGACATGTGTGTTTCTGACGACACCGAGGCTCTGACTAGCCGAGGGTGGCTGCGCCGGGAGCAGCTAGACGGGACTGAGCTATTCGCCACCTTGAATCCGGAGACTCACGAGTTTGAATGGCAAGCTCCTCAGCGGTTGTTCGTCAGCTCTTACGACGGTGAGCTAGTCCACTTCAAAGGGACGCGAGTTGATCATCTTGTCACTCCTGGTCACGATGTCTACGTGGCAGTGCCACACGGGAGCACGTCCCGACGGCTAGACGGCTCTATGCCGCCCAAGCGGTCGGTGGTGTTCAGCCCGGAGTGCATGCGTAAGCGGAAAGCTGCAGACGCTCCAGGTATCCCGCAGCGCTGGTACAGCTTGTCGGCAGCTCCTGTGTGGAATGGTAAGCACCTGGAGCATGTGGAGGTACCCCCTTCGGGGCGGTCTCCGGGTTTGGCTCTGCCTGTCAGGGACGCAGCCCGGCTCTTTGGGTGGTACGTCAGTGAGGGAACCTGCGAGCCGGGCCGCGTTGTCCTCTCGCAGTCCGCGAGGGTGCACGCTGAGCAGTACGAAGAGATCGCGGACCTGGTGCGGCGCACCGGGTTCAGGCCGCAGCTTGACCCGGATCGTGTCCGCTTCGGGTCTGCGCCTGTTGCGCGTTTTCTTGGCCGGGAGTTCGGCCGGATCTCGCGTGAGAAGCGGCTTCCGGCCTGGGTTAAGAACTGGCCGCGTGAGCTTCTGGCCCTGCTGCTGGAGACTGCGTTGAAGGGAGACGGGGCTCGGAACGGGCGGTCTAGCTGGACGTACACCAGCAATTCTGAGCAGCTTGTGGACGATTTTCAGGAGGTGTGCGTCAAGCTAGGAGTCAGGTCGACCAAGCTCGGCCCTATCCCCACGGCGCACCGAGATTATCCGGGTTCGGCTGGGATTATGTTCCGGCTGAGTATCTCCTATGGTGCCCCGGTTTCTATGCCTGTCTCGCAGCGTGTTCCGTACAGAGGGCTGGTGTGGTGCCCGCAGCTGACAAACGGTTTGTGGCTGACCCGGCGGAACGGGCGCGTTCTGTGGACCGGCAACAGTCATGACAGGCTAGACAGCCTTATCTCCCAGCCGCTCGGGGTGCTGTTTCGCGCCGGCGCACGGAACCTGGAGAGCTGGACCGGGGCTGATGAGGTCAGCAAGCTTGACCTGTACGGGGTGCCCTGGCAGCAGCAGTGGTCACAGCGGCGCGTGAGCGAGGTGCTGGCCGGCTGGCGGGGCGAGACCTACGGCTGCTCGCTGGTGGTCACTCACGCGCCGATCTACCCGCCCGGCCAGGAGCCGCACTACGAGGGGGCCGAGTTCACCCCGGCGTCCTGGTGGGCCGAGGCCATGGGGAACCAGGGCTACCTCTTGTACGGGCACATCCACGAGCCGCACGGCGTATGGCAGCACGGCGGGGTGACGTTCTGCAACTACGGCGCGCTGTCGCGCGGCTCGCTGGACGAGTACAACCTGCACCGCCAGGTCGGCGTGACTATCTGGGACACCGATGAGCCGCCGGAGCGGGCGTTCGAGTTCGTCCCGCTGGACGCCCGCCCGGCAGAGGAGGTGTTCCGCCTGCGGCAGCACGAGGAGGCCAAGGGCGGGCAGCGCCGCCTTGACCTCTTCCTGTCGGGGGTGGACGCCGTTACCCTCGGGCTGCTGAACGTGGAGTCCGTGATTGCGCACATCCGCGAGGGCGGTCACCCCGTCAGCGTGGTCAACCTGGCCGAGGAACTGCTCATGGCCCAGCAGGGAGGAACGCGTTAATGGCTCGTGTTAACCCAGGGGAGAGTGTCAAGTTCTGGTACGGTCCCTGCGGTACGTGCGGAAAGCCGATGCGCCGGGAGAAGACGGCAGCTGGTGAAGCTAAGTGCCGTGGGTGTCGGCAGTTGAATCCGCGAACGCAGTGGGAGAAGCGTCTGGGTATGTACGGGTTGACTCCCGAACGTTGGCAGGCGATGTTCAATGCGCAGGGTGGCCGGTGCGGCATTTGCCGCAGTCTCCCGAGGGACGGAGGTAAGCGACTGTGCATCGATCATGACCATTCTTGCTGTCCTCGGCCGAACAGGTCGTGCGGGAGGTGCGTTCGCGGTCTGCTGTGCCAGCGGTGCAACTCGGGTCTGGAGCGCGAATGGCGGTACCGGGGAGAGTCCCGGCTCTGGCTTCGCCGCTCCATTCGTACGGTAGTGCTCAGTGACCTGGATTCCACGATTGCGCATACGCAGCACCGCTGGCACCTAGCCCCCTCGGTCGATCCAACGTCGGACTGGGATAAGTACGCAGCGGCCTGCATGGGTGACTCTCCGGTGCTAGGCGTTGTGACTGCGTTGCGCTTGTTCTCGCAGCATCACCTTGTTCACATCGTGTCCGGAAGAACTGCGACGGCTCAGGTACTCACTGAGCGATGGCTCGATGTTTACCGGGTTCCGTATGATGCCCTCGCCCTTCGAGCGGTGGGCGACTACAGGGCTAACGCAGACATCAAGGTCGCTTATATCGAAGATCTTCGGTCAAGGGGTTTTGACCCCGTTTTGTTTTATGAAGATCATCCGGATGTTGTGAGGGAAATTCAGGAACGCGCGAATGTTCCCGTAGTAGGTGTCAACCCCTTTTACGCTGAGGATGCGGCGAAGGTACAGCATCTCGTGTTCGACGGGATGGGCGGCGGCTTGTGAGCGACGACGGGGCACTGCGCTTGTCCTGGTCACGTCTGCGGCTCCACGCTGAGTGCCCTGCCAAGGGCGACCTGATGCGCGCCCACAAGTCGCCGGTGCAGGACGTGCGGAACTTCTTCCACGGCAACGTGGTCGACCTCGCCATGCGCCGCTGGCTGGCCCAGGACGAACCCGAGCCCGGATGGATGCTCGCCCAGGTTGACGCGCTGTTCGAGGAGTCCATCCAGATCGCCAGGGAGACCGGCGACGGCATCGTCCGGTGGAAGAGCGTGAACGACGCGGCCGAGACGAGGGAGTTCTGCCGCGAGCTGGTGAAGCGCCTGGAGCCCATCCTCGCGAAGTACGCCCTCCCGTTCGAGTGGACGCCGGCGGTGCGGTTCTCCGTGCCCATCTCGGTGGAAGACCTGAGCGGGCACATGCGCGAGATCATCCTCGTGGGCGAGATGGACCTGCTGGTCCGCGACTGCGAGGGGCGGTACGCGGTCTGGGACCTGAAGGCCACGCGCGACAACGGCTACCACAAGAAGGTGCTCGGCCAGATCGCGTTCTACGCCATCGCCGTCAGGGCGCTGCACGGGACGTTCCCGGCGATGACGGGACTGATTCAGCCGATGTGCGACCAGCAGGTGCTCGCGGTCACGGTCGACCGCGACGCGGTGGCCCAGATGGCCGGCCGGATCACCAAGGCGGCCCGCGACATCTGGGCCGGCAAGCTTGCCCCAAAAGCTGACAACACCGGCTGTGCCTACTGCCCGGTCAAGCACGCCTGCCCCAAGTTCCGCTTCGGCGGCAAGCCGGGCCGGATGTCGCTCACTGCGGCGTAGTACAGGCATGAAGGAAATTACGAGGTTTGACGGTGACTTCCGGTTCCTTTCGAACTTTTACCCGGCCTGGGTGAGGCTCCAGGGCGTTGCCTACCCGACAGCCGAGCACGCTTACCAGGCGATGAAGTCGGGTGTTCCGGCGGTGCGCGAGAGCGTCCTACGCCTGGACTCCCCGGGCCAGGCTAAGCGCTGGGGCCAGACGGTCGAACTGCGCCCGGACTGGGAGCGGGTCAAGAAACGGATCATGCTCGCGGTGGTCATGGCCAAATTCACCCAGAACGAGGCTCTGCGTCAGCTGCTGGTGGACACTGGCGCGGCCTACCTGGAAGAGGGCAACACCTGGCACGACAACTTCTGGGGCGCGTGCGGGTGCCCCGAGCACACCGGAAAGGGTCTTAACTATCTGGGCGAGACTCTGATGTTCGTCCGCCTTGTTGTCCGTCCCGGCTAGCCGTAGCAGTAGTCATGGGACTTGAGGAGACGGTAGCCCGGCTGCGCAGCGAGGTGACCGAGGCCCAGCGCCGCCACGCAAGCGCGTCTGCGCAGGCCGAGCGGGCCGGTGCCCGCGCTGCCGCGGTTCGCGAAGACCTGGGCGAGGAGTTCGGCGTCACCACCGTGGCGGAGGCCCGGGAGAAGCTGGCTGCGCTGGAGGACAAGCTCGCGGCCCAGGCAGCCGAGATACAGCGGCAGCTCGACCAGGCAGGAGGGGCAGCATGAGCCAAGATGACGCCAGTTACGGTTCCCTGGAGTTCACGGTGCGGCGGGCCATGCTCGCCCAGCTGGCTGAGTGGGCGGCGGTCGCCGTGCCCAGCAGCGCCACGCTCCCGGTCAACGGGTGCTTCCAGGTCGCGGTGAGTCCGGAGAGCCTGCGGGTGGCGGCCACTGACCAGGCCAAGGCGGTGTCCGCGGAGATCCCCGCCGTGCTCTCGCAGTCCTCCGGGCAGGTCTACCTGCCGGCCAAGAAGCTGCGCTCGATCCTGAGCGAGGCGCGCGAGGGTGACGTCACCGTGTCGGTCAAGGGCAACCTCGCTGTGGTGACCGCGGGCTCGGCCAGCTGGCAGCTGCGACTCCCGCCCCCCGACGGCTACACCGGGATGCCGGACCTGTCGGCCGCCGAGTTCGCCCCGGTCGGCCGCGAGAACCTGCGCTGGGCACTGGACACGGTGCGGCACGCGGTCGGCAAGGACGCCGGCCGCCCGGCGTTCACGCAGGTCCGCATTGACGGCGACGCCGCCGGAACCATGTTCGCGTGTGCAGCCGACTCCAGCCAGTTTTCCAGCGCGCCGGTGCCGGGATTCCCGTGCAGCATGCTCATCCCCGGCGCGGCGCTGGACGACCTGCTCAAGCTGCTGGCCAAGAGCCCGGTGGACGACGCCGAGGTGGCTGAGGCTGGCCCTTACGCGGTGTTCCGGGTCGGCCCTGTCACCCTGGCGGCGCTGCGGACGGGCGCTCCCTTCCCGAACACCGACCAGCTGTTCCTCGGCCCGGTCAAGGGCAATGACATGAGGCTGGGCGTCGACAAGGACGAGCTGACCGCTGCGCTGCGCCGGGTCAGGGTCAACACCGACGCCAGCACGTCCGCGGTCGCGCTCATCGCCGACAGCGACAACGGGAAGCGCGGTCGGCTGACTGTCACCGGCCGGGACAAGGGCGGCAACAGCGCCGAGGAGGTCATCCCGGCGTCCTGGGAGGGCGGCCAGCACCTCATGGTGGTCAACGCGGTGTTCCTGGCCAACTTGCTCGCTGCTCACCCGGGTGCAGCGTGCGAGTTCAAGGTGGGCAAGGACCGCGGCAAGGTCCGCGCTCCCCTGCTGCTCGTAGACGAGGACAAGCAGGTCACCGGGACCTGCCCGCGGATGCCGCCCAGCCTGGTCGGCTACTAGACAAGAGAGGCACCAGATGCCCAAGTCACTGAAGGAAATGGAAACTGAGGTCAAGGAGTACTGCGTGGCCAAGGGCTGGTACGAGCAGGACGTACCCGTCCCCGTGGCGCTTGCCCTGCTGCACGAGGAGACATCCGAGGTCGGCCACGCCTGGCGCGAGTGGGGCCTGATGGACGCTACCACCGGGGCTACGGTGGACGGCCCGAGGCCGTCTCCCCGGGCCAAGCCGCAGGGCGTCGGCAGCGAACTGGCCGACGTGGTTATCCGGGTCATGGACGACAGCGGCCGGTACGACCTCGGTATCCCCGAGCTGGTGCCGCGCCGCCGGGGCGTGTTCGCCCTGAGCGACGACTTCATGACTAACGTCAACGCCTTGCACGACATGATCTCCCGCGTGTCGATGGCCTGGGAGTCTGACCCGGTGGCCGCCGACCTCGCGGCCGGGATCGCCAACGTGCTGGCGTTCACCTTCCAGCTGGCCCGCCGCAGCGGCATCAACATCCAGTACGAGTACCAGCGGAAGATGGAGTACAACTACACCCGCGACTACCGGCACGGGGGGCGGCGCGTCTGATGCGTTGGGGGTTCTTGTCCGGGCTGGACGTGGGGGCAGACGGTGACCCGTATCTGGACCGGCTGCGCCTGGCGCAGACGCCGTGGTTTGGCGTCTACCTGCATCACATCCACCGCCCGGACCGCGAGACGGACCTGCACGACCACCCCTGGTGGTTCGCTTCCCTCGTGCTCACCGGAGGCTATATCGAGCAGGTTTGGCCGGATAAGACGCGGAAGGGCTGTCATTTCGTCCGCTCGCGTCGCCGGTGGTCGCTGAAGTGCCTGAGTCGCGGGGCAGCACACATCATTACCGGGACTAGCGGCCCGCTCTGGACGCTGGTAGTGGTCGGCCCGGACAAGGATGAGTGGGGTTTCTGGCAGGAAGGCCGGTACGTCCCGTGGAGGTCGTACGTCAGTGCCGACTGACCTCGCTTCCCTCGCCACGGCGGTCCAGGTCACACGGCGTGACCTGGACCGCCAGGCGGGGCGCGCCCAGCAGGTGGCCAAGTCCTGGCAGGCGGCTGAGCAGGACATCGCCCGGCTGACTGAGCGCACCGAGCTGTACGCCAAGACCGCGGCCCTGCTGACCGCCATCGGCGAGGAAGCGCAGGAGAGTGCCCGCGCGATGTTCGACGACCTCGCCACCCGGGCGCTGCAGGACATCTTCGGCGACGAGTTCTCGTTCCGCCTGGTGCCCGGGGAGACCGGCGGCCAGGTGTCCCTGGAGCCGGTCATCCGGTCAGAGTACGACGGCGAGGTCATCGAGACGCCCGTGCTCGAAGCGCGCGGCGGCGGCATGGCGGTGGTCGTCGGTTTCGTGCTGCAGCTGGTCATGGTCCTGCTAACCCCGGGCGCGCGCAAGATCCTGTTCCTTGACGAGACGTTCACGTTCGTCAGCGAGAGCTACACCGACCGGGTGGCGGAGTTCATCGCCAAGATCGCCCGGAGCCGGGACATCCAGATCGTGATG